AAATCCTGCGGTCCATTCGGACCGCTCGGAGCTTAGGTTTTAAGCCAGTCCCTATGAGCCTGCGCCTTGGCTCCGAGGAGCTTGCTACCAATGTCCTGAAGGAACTAGATATTGATCATCCTCAAACTCAAGAGCAATCGAGGGAGCAGTATAAGCATGGCGATTGAGGGCGGAATACCGGACAAGGACAGGATGACTGGAGAGGAAATCGACCAGGCCAGCACAGGCCTAACAGGGCGAGCGCGCTGGCATCAGGCGGCCAAAGTCGCTGAGGATAGGGCGTTTGGCCTCGGTTGGGAGGCTCGGGCGAACGCCGAAGCTAAAGAAGCCGAGGAAGCGGCCGCCGCAGCCGCCGATGGTGAGGACCAGGACGACGACCTGGACGTCGAGAGCCCGGCATACCGGCGCGGATTTGAAGCGGGGTTTGTAGCTGGCGCCGAGCCCGATGATGATCCTATGGTTAGGTGTCCTGGCTGTAATGGGAGCGGCAAGATGTGGGGCTACGGCACCCAATGCAAGCGATGCTTCGGGGCAACCGTCGTCAGGGCGTCCACTCTTGAGACCGAGGAAGCCGTCGAGGAGGAGCCCGTCGCATAATGGTTGGCCGTAAACCGATCCCGACGGCGACAAAGGTCTTAAGGGGCAACCCCGGCCACCGGCCGCTGAACGATCAGGAAGCCAAACCCAAGACCAAGGCGAAATTGCCTAAGGCGCCGTCTTACTTGAATGATGTGGCGAAGAAAGAGTGGCGCCGGATGGGGAGGCGGTTGTTTGACGCCGGGCTGCTGACGGAGTTGGACGAGACGGCGTTGGCGTCGTATTGCCAGTCATACAGCTCGTGGGTGGAGGCGAACGAGAAGGTTCAAGAATTGGGGGCAGTGGTTGTTAGGATGCGGGGACCGGTGCGGTCGCCTTGGGTAGGGATAGCGAGTCAGGCTTGGAAGGAGATGACGAGGATGCTGGGCGAATTCGGGATGACGCCCTCCAGCCGGTCGAGGGTGAAGGTCCAGACGAAACCCACGGGGGAGGAAGAGGAGGATTGGTTCAGTGTCCACCGCAACTAAAACGGATTTTTGGTTCGATGAAAAAACGGCCGACCGAGCTGTGCGGTTCTTTCCGAAATTTCTACGCCACTCGAAGGGGCAGCACGCCGGACAGCGTTTCGAGTTGTTGGAGTGGCAAAAGAAACTGGTCCGAGACATCTTCGGTTGGAAAAGAGCGGATGGCACCAGAAAGTACCGGCGGGTATATGTGGAGGTCCCGCGTAAAAATGGCAAGTCCCAACTGGCAGCGGGCATTGCGCTTTACCTGATGTTCTCCGATGGGGAACCGGGTGCAGAAGTGTACTCGGCGGCCTCCGACCGGGAGCAGGCCAAGATCGTCTTCCAGGCCGCATCCGACATGGTCGGGTTATCCCCGGAACTTGATTCACGGTCGATCACTTTCACAAAGGCCATCGTGATTGAGAAGACGAAATCGAGCTACAAGGTGTTGTCCTCGGACGTCAAAACTAAACACGGCCTCAATGCTCACGGGATCATCTTTGACGAGTTACACACCCAGCCGGACCGAGAATTGTGGGACGTGCTGACAACCTCGGTCGGCGCACGCCAGCAGCCCTTGGTCTTCGCGATCACGACTGCTGGGTACGATAAGAACTCGATCTGCTGGGAGCAGCACGACTACGCAGTTAAGGTGCGGGACGGGATCATAGACGACCCCGAGTTCCTGCCGTTGATATTCTCGGTCCCTGATGACGCTGACTGGACGGACTCGGAGGTGTGGGAAGAGGCGAATCCGAGCCTTGGCAAGACCGTCCTCTGGGGTTATGTCCAGGCGGAGTGCAATAGGGGCAAGGAGACGCCTGGTTACGTCAACACATTCCGGCGGCTCCAGCTTAATCAGTGGACGGAATCATCGTCCAGGTGGCTGGATATTGGGGCTTGGGACGAATGCGGGAAGCCCGTAGACTTGGACGAACTGGTCGGGGAAGCCTGCTGGGCCGGGTTGGACCTTTCGACCACAACCGACCTGTCGTCTCTTAACTTGCTATTCCCACGACTTGAAGGATATGTAACGCTCGCCTTTTTCTGGGTGCCTGAGGAGAACATCGCGCTCAGGGCCAGACGGGACCGCGTCCCTTACGACGTTTGGGTCCGGGAGGGCTTCATCGAGGCCACCGAAGGCAATGTCATCGATTACGACTATATCCGAGAGAAGGTTAAGGCGTTGAGTTCCGTTTACCGCATTCAAGGGATCGGCTTCGACCCTTGGAACGCGACAAGTTTGGTCAACGATCTGATGGAAGATGGGGCTCCGATGGTCGAAGTCCGGCAGGGTTACGCCAGCATGACCGCGCCGAGCAAGGAACTGGAAAAGCTGGTGGTGTCCAAGCAGATATTCCACGGGGGCAACCCTGTGTTGAGATGGTGTGCGGCCAACGTGGTGGTTGAGCAGGACGCGACTGGGAATCTCAAACCGAGCAAGGCCAAGTCCACAGAGCGGATAGACGGCATTGTCGCGTTGGTGATCGCGCTCAGCCGAGCCATTGACGGCGATGACCCAGGAAGTGTCTATGACGAACGGGGTTTGTTGACGCTATGATAGAATTAGAGGACATCGTACTTGCTATATCGGTGGTGGCGCTGGCTGTAGGACTGGGGATGGTTTACCTACCGCTGGGTCTCGTTCTACCTAGTGCGGCTTATATCGGATGGGTGGTGTGGAGAGGGCGGTCTGTGGGGAGGGGAAGGTGAGGTGGGAATCCTAACGAGACTCCTCGAACCGAAAGCGGCGACGTTTGGGCCGCTCGACGATTTCTGGTACCAGAATACTGCGGGGTCAACTACGGCATCTGGTGTCCCGATCAACCCCGAAAAAGCTCTGGCTATCTCAACTGTTTTCGCCTGTGTCCGCATAATTTCCCAGACTTTGGCCATGCTGCCCCTAATCGTGTATCGTCGGTTAGAGGATGGGGGCAAAGAACGGGACAGTAACCACCCCCTCTTTGATGTCCTCCATTCCAGGCCCAATGCCCGGCAGAGCTCCTTCCAATTCCGCGAGATGATGATGGGCCATGCCCTGCTCCGGGGCAACGCCTACGCCAGAATTGTCCCTGGGCCCCGAGGCTTTGCGGACCAACTCGTCCCCCTACACCCTGACCGTGTGACGCCCAGCATGGCCGATGGCGGAACGATCCAGTATGAATACCGGCCCAATGGCCGGCCGCCGGAGGTCCTGCTCCAAGACGAAGTGTTTCACCTGTCGGGGCTGTCTGATGATGGCATTAAGGGATTGAGTCTTACCTTTTTGGCGCGGGACTCCTTTGGCCTGGCAGCCGCAACCCAGAATTATGGTAGTAAGTTCTTCTCCCAAGGGCAGAGGCCCGCAGGCACTTTTACAATGCCGGGGAGGTTGAGCCCTGAGGGATATCTCCGGCTAAAGGACGATCTAACACAATACAGTGGCGCTCAGGGCTTCCACAAAACGGCCATCCTGGAAGATGGCATGAAGTGGGAGCAGATGGGCCTCTCCAACGAGGACTCCCAATTCCTTGAGACGCGGATATTCCAAGTGGAAGAGATCGCATCGTGGTTCGGCGTCCCTCTGTCGTTGCTCCAGCATACTGAGAAAAGCACCTCATGGGGCACGGGCATAACCCAGCTGACACTGGGGTTTGTCCAGTTCACCATGCAGCCGTGGTTCGTTCGCTGGGAACAGGAGATCAGCCAGGACCTAATAATCAACAAAGACCGATTCTTTGCGGAGTTCGTCCTTGAAGGTCTGCTGCGAGGAGACCCGGCCACCAGGGCGAGGTTCTACACCGCATTGGTTAACTTAGGGATCATGACCCGGAACGAGGTCCGCAATATTGAGAACCTGAATCCGCTGCCGGGGTTGAACGAACCGTTAACCCCATTGAATATGCGGCAGGGGCTCAAAGGCAACTTGGCTATGGAACTGGCGACGGACGCGGCGAACCGGATGGCCTGGAAAGAAGTCTCGGCGGTGAGGAAAGTAGCCGAGAAGCACGCCGAAGACCGGGATGGGTGGGCCTTAGCGTTGTCAGAATTCTACGATGGATTCCGAGTAGACCTGATGGAGGTCTGCAAACTGGAACCTCACTTGGCACTGGCGTACACTAATGCTCAGCGTGACGAACTACTGTCCATCGGCGCTGGCGCGGTCGATGGGTGGGGAGAAGATCGTTCCAAGAAACTCGTTACTCTGATGATGGGGAGCTGATGAAATACGAACATGTTGTAAACGTGGTATACCACCAACCCTGGGCGATTTTGCCGTCCGTATACGCCACGATGCTGGACCTGCTAGCCTTCAGAGCCGGTGGTGGTGTCTTGACCGAGGAAGAGATACAGGCCCGTATCGGAGCGGCTCAGCATCCCCAACAAAACCGTAGTGGGGCAGTGGCCGTGCTGCCGCTTCGTGGAGTTTTGTCTCAGCGAATGAATATGATGTCGGCCATGTCAGGCGGAACGTCCACGGAGCTCTTCGGCAAAATGCTCAGGGAGGCCGTGGCGGACGCAGCCATTAGTGGGATTGTGTTGGACATTGACTCGCCAGGGGGGTCGGTCTTTGGAGTCCAGGAGCTTTGGCAAACGGTAATGAACGCCCGAGGTGACAAGCCCATCGTCGCAATGGCCAACAGCATGGCGGCCTCAGCGGCCTACTGGATCGCTACGGCTGCCGACGAGATTGTGATGACGCCAGGGGGTCAGGTAGGGTCCATTGGGGTCTTGACCGCTCACAGCGACCTGTCAGCCCAATTGGAG